CTGATTGATGCCGAACAGGAGCTGATCCGGGTTGACCGAGATACCCTCGTGCTTCAGCCGTGCCATCTCAGCCTTGCAGCGCTTCAGCCAGCGGGTAGTGCGCTCGCAGCTGTCCTTGGAGTAATCGTGTTGGGCGGGGTTCTCCACGCACTCATCAAAGGCCATGGCAATGGTAGAGCCCAAGTTTGCCTGAATCTGCATGCTCTCCTCGGGCCCCATAAAGATGCGGTGCCCGTCCAGATGGGAGGCGAAGGTCACGCCCTCTTCGGTGATCTTGCGCAGCTTTGCCAGACTGAACACCTGAAATCCGCCGCTGTCGGTCAGGATAGGCCCGTTCCAGCGGGTAAACTTGTGCAGGCCGCCCATATCCGCTACCAGCTTGTCGCCGGGACGCAGATGCAGATGGTAGGTGTTGCACAGCATGACCTGCGCACCGATATCCTTCAGATCCTGCGCCGACAGGCCGCCCTTGATGGCACCAGCGGTGGCAACGTTCTGGAAGGCAGGGGTCTGAACCGTGCCGTGCACGGTTTTGAACTCGCCCCGCCGGGCGCTGTGCTCCTGCTTGAGCAGGGTGTAAGTCGTCAAAGAAGGCATGATTATTCGTTCCTTTCTGCGCACGGAAAACAGCCGTGCAGCCTCGATGCAGGCCACGAGCCTGCAAGTTATCAGAATGATCACAGCAGCGGTCTGCCGTAATTGTAAGGGGAGCGGCGGATGCAGATCGCATCCTTACCTTTCACATACAAATATCGCAAAAAGCGCGAATTTTGCATCAGACTATCAGCATCGCATCGCCAACGTGTCGGAAACGTACAGAATCTCTGTATTCTGCGATTTCTTTTACGCTGAAAAAGTAAGGTCGAGTCGTCCTATACATTTTACTACGAAAAAGTAATCCTTTCAAGGGCCAATCACAGGCGGTTCGCCTTTTTGACCTTCTGAATTTCGGTCAGCGGCGGTGCGATGACGACTTTCTTCATGCCTTCGTAGAGCGGCTTGGCAGCAGGGTTGTTCTTCTCAATCTCATCGGCGATGTGTCGGAGGGCAAAGACGAGAAGACCAGCATCGCTCTCGGAATACGGTGTCAAGGCGCGGAGAATCAGGTCGGAGTAGTGCTGGAGGCCCTGCGTGATGAGCTTCATGGCCTCCTTCGTCTTCCCTTCTGCAATGAGCTTGTTGCCCCGGTCAACGAAGCTGCTCATGCGTTTCTCAAAGATGCTCATGGTGGTTCTCCTTTTTCTCGATGATGAAGTAGATGAGCTGGCAGAGAGCCAGCGCAACGGCAACGATGATGGCGGCGTAGGACAGCCAGTTCGTAAGACTCTGGAGCATCACATCGAGCTGGCACAAAAATTCGTACATGGCTGATTCCTCTTAATCTTTATCGTGGCCTTTGAACTTCCGCTTCATGTTGCGGTTGGTCTCGTGGTGGGTCCAGCGGCAACAGTACGGATTCATGTTCTTGGCCTCATATTCTTCGAGCTGCTTCTTTCTGGCGGAAGACTTCTCGGTGTACTCCTCACAGTGGTCGTGGCATCCGGGATGCCGGCGGGCGCAGTCAGGCTGGCAGATGACGGCCATAGGTCACACCCTCTTGAGCTTTCCCATGCGCCGGTCGATCTCGCTCTGGCTGAGGACAGCGATGGGAACGGAACTTCCTGCTTGATGAATCCAAGCAGCGGGTATGAGTCTTCACCGCTTTTCTCATAGAACGGAGTGCCATAAAGCAAATAGGAAATGCCCTTGCTGTGCCGTTCGTCGAACCAGTGCCAGATGTCCTCGCGGTCAGTCCCGGCGGGAAAGCTCAGGAACGGTTCTTCGATTTTCTCGGTGTCGGGGTCCATGGGAAGGTCTTCAAACTGCTTCCACAGCTTCTCAAGCTCGATGTCCCGCTCACGGAGGGTTTTCATTTCATCCATACGGATTCCTCACCTTCTGTCAATCAAATTCATGCACAGCTCCTTGTAAACGTCACGCTGCGCACACACCATAATGTACTCGCGGTCGTCGTGGCCGCTGGAAGCCCCCCCCTACGGCGATGTCGGTCTTTTCGGCGGGTGCTTCGGGGGCCGCAGGAACGGTCGTGGCTGCCATCTCCTTTTCCTTTGCGGCAGCAAGGTAGGAATCGAGGCCAAGGCTGATGAGCATACCAGTTTCGATCTCGCTCATCTCGTTCTTTGTGAGCTTGCCAACGTAGTCGTTCATGCGGAGCTTGTCAACCGTGAAGACCTGCTCGCAGATTGCGGTGGAGGGCAGACGCGCGGTTTCGATGTGGATGTGCGTGGGCAGAGGCTTCTTCTCCTTCGTAGTCAGGTAGACGACCTCCAGAGTGCTGGAATACTTGTTGTTCTGGTCGTTGCTGACGATGATGCCGGGGCGACCGCTGTGCTGCTCACTGCCAATCTCACAGCCTTCAGGCAGGACATAGTAAATTTCTCCGCGATAAAACATACCATTCATAGTTCAGTTCTCCTTTCGATTCAGTGCAAGATGTAGCTCTTGCCGTTGTAGGTGATGATGTACTGGCCATACACGCGGCCATCTTCACGGCGAATTGCGTGACGAACATTGAGCTTCGCACGGTTCGGATGCTTGATGCCGGTCACTCGGCAAATGTAGCGTTTGGCAATTTTTGCGGCATAGTCAGGCAGACTGTCTTTTGAAACAGGCTCATAGTGGTGAGCATACCGATTGACGCGAACGTTGTCGGCGGCAACTGCTTCGTCACGGCTTCCGAACCATGCAGGGCGGCCATGAGTCTTCCCAATCTCATAGAACTCATCGCGGCGAATGACGTTCAGCTTGTTGTTCCAGATGGTTTCGTACATTCCGCCAGCAGGCTGATGAGCGCGGATACAGCGGTCAGCCTCGCCAACGATGAGCTCATAGCCATCATTGTAGAGGTCATCTTTGAGCCAGAAACGCTGGACGAAAATTCGGGTGACGTTCTTGCCATCAGTTAGGTCGATGCTTGCGACTTCGCCCTGACTCCCCTCCATCGTGGCCGTATTGATCGAGTAGCCGCGCTGGATGTAGTCGGCCACGATCTCGGTGACGCGGCGGTTGATGTCTGCGAACTTCATGTAACTCCCTCCTGTCAGTAGCAGTGGTGAGCGGTGTTGATGATGCTGCGAACCATCTTTTCGACGGCCTTATCGAGCGGGCAGCTCAGTAACGGCAGCTCTTTGTCGTTCACGATCTCGCTTTCGATTATCCAGCCGTGCTCGTCGCGGGCCTCAACCCAGCACCTGCCGTTTTCGTCTCCGAGCTTTACAGCAAACGACAGCTCTGCCTCATCGCAGTATTCGAGGTAGCTCCAGAAGATTCTAGCCTCGTTCTTGTTGATTCGTCTGACCGTCCACTCCCAGTTGGGGTCGTTCTGGTTGGCCTCTGCGACCAAGCTGTGAATCAGGTCCTTGTGCTCACGCAGGTCAAACATATTCATTCATCCTCAAAATCCACTTCGTCGTCAGGCACTTCGTAGTCGGCATCGGGGTCGTTGTACTTGCACTCGCTGAAGCTGTCCTCGTCGATATTACCGAACGTGTAGCAGCTGTCGTTGTTCAGGTAGATGGGCAGGTCGCCATCGAACTGGCTCAGGAAGTCAATCATCTCGGAAACGGTCATCGTCCGGCCACACTGGTCGGGGCCATAGCCGTTCCGGCGGCCTTCGATGTACAGAACGTTCATTGCTCAGCCCTCATTGACAAGCTCCATGAGCTTGAGAACGCGATCCCACTGGCTCTGGTTCAGGCAACCGCCGTTGTTCACGAAATCCTTCGTGAATGCGATTTCGGTTTCCATCTCGGACTTGCTCATTTCTTCAAACTTTTTCATAATCGTTGCCTCCAGTTTTTTAACGGTGATATGTTGTTTTCTGTAATTATATTATCGCACAGGGGGCTTTCTTTTGTCAATCGAAAAATCTACGGTTTTACATATTTTTTTACCATCACAGCAAATACAGTCAACGCGCGAGATAATCGCACGATGACTGCATATCGTTATGCTTCCGATGCCTTTTTCTTGAAGATTCGTTCAAGGCGGTGTAGATTGGCGTAGGCAATGGCATCAGCAGATGCGCGACGAAGCCTGCCCAGAATGGCTTCGTCCTTCCTCAGATCACGGACGTACTCCTCCGGCGGGTTTCTGAGGTCTTTCTGCTCAGACAGGATAACCTCGTTCGCATGGTGGCAGAACTCAACGACCTGCCAAATCTTGTTGACATCCTCGCCAGAGTCCTCGTCGGCGCTTTGGTTGTCGTGGATGCGCAGGACTTCGCAGTCGAGCCTGTCGTCAAATCGGTGGAGTAGACAGAAATCAGAGCCTTCGAGATAGCCAAGCATGATCTCAGCCTCGATGGGCTTCAATTTCAGACCATAGCATTCATCGGCGATTGCGATGAACAGTTCGGGCGTTTTTACGATGTCCATAGTCAACAATCCTCCGGCATATTCCAACCGCTCGGAACATATATTCCGCAGATCGTAGCTACACTGCTGTCGTTATTTACACCGAATGGACAGCCAGTACATCCTTCATCGGTTTGATGCCGATTAACGCAGAATGCAATCAAAGCATCAGCCATATTCTTAGGCTCCATGACAACGCCGGTGTGCTTCAGCTCATTTGCATGGCGCAGTATGCCGACGGCTTCATCCTGCTCTTGCTTGGACTTGCAGTGGATGGTGATGTCGTAGGTGGAATCGTAAAACTCAAACTTGCCATTACCATCGTTGTAGAACAAGAAACAATATTCGCTCATTCGGACCATCCTTTCAACGGCGCAGGCATATCGGCCCACGCAATAACCTTGTTCGGCACAATAAATGGGAGTCCACGCCACTGTCCATCCGTCGTATGTGCAACGGTGACGATGCGCTCAGGCGTACCATTCTTATCACACATTTCAAGCGTAACAAGGACTTTCCTCGACATCTTCTCGAACATAGAGGGCAGCCATTTGTCAGTTCCTTTCAGTCGGGCAAACACGGTTTCGTGCTCAGGAGGAAGGCCATTATGCCACTGCACAGGGTCGGCATCGGGAACGTCTCTGATTCGCCTGACTGCGTCGTCGTAGGCATCTCTCACAAGGCTATGCAGCGGGTCATCGCCTATACAGCAGCGGGCGGCATGAAGCAAAACTTCCTCGGCAGCATTTGCATCAATCAAACGTACATCAGACATTGTTGCTTACCTCCTGCTTGATGCGGTCGCGGGTGCGCTGTACCTTGTGGGCTTTGACACTCTGGATTTCTTCAGCGGTGATACAATACCTATCTTTCATCCAGTTCAGATAGCAAACGAGTTCACCAATGCTGGTTTCAAGGCTGCTTTCAGCGGTTTGACGACGGATTTGAAATTCATCTTCCGGCATATTCGGGTTATTGGCGACATCGTAGTCAACTCGGCGCAGCTTGTTGATATTCTTGATGGGCGCGGCCAAATGCCAGATACAAGACAGGATGTCTGTGGGCGGCGCAAAGTGTTCGGCCCATGTGTCGATATACTTGATGTCGAGAGGGAGCAGGTATTCCATCTGCTCGACCATGATTTCGACATCAGCAATCTCCTCGGCGATGTGCGTAGCGTTCTCCTCAGCAAAAGCCTGAATCAGCTCAGCAAGCTCCTCAGTGAAATGATTTATCTGCTGATTCCGACCATAATAGATTGCATTCACCAGATTCATCCCGGTGATTTCTTTGTCAGTCATTGCCGTCGCCACCTTTCGCCTGACGCTTGAACTCGGAGGCATCAACGACAATGCTGTCGGTACGGCTGTAAATGGTGTCGGCAAGTGCCTTTCCGTTGGGGCCAAGCATAGACTCAAGCGCATTGACGGCAACCTTCATGGCGACAATAACGAACGGCAAGTCGTCAAACGGATAGCTCTGAGCAAACTCAAGAGCACCATTGCCCATTTCGGCAAGAGCGCGACCAATGATGTCGTGTGCATCATCGCTTTTGCCAGCCAGAATTGCAAACTGCACCTGCGTGTTGTAGGGGACTTTCTTCTTGTTCATAGTCTCAAACCTCCATCAAAGATACTGTGCCATGTGTTCCTCGAATCTGTCGCGGTAGCCATTGCACAGGTGAATCAGCCATTCGGACGAGAGTGCGAAAAACAGATGCCCGATAATAGCTTCGTATACGGCGGATGACACGACCAAATCATGGTGGATGCAGTAGGCGGTCCAGAGGGCATAGAGCTGCTGCCTATTCTTCTCGCAGGTCGGGTCGTTGTCCTTCGTGAATGCTACGATGGCGCAGTATTCGGCGTTTTCATCCATTCAGATCACCTCCAATATTAGGCGAGCCATACGCCCATCACATCATCGAACTTCGGATAGTAGTTGCGGCACAACTCGCGCCGCTGCTCCAGCGAGAGAGCATTGAACAGGTCAAGCAGGACAGCATCGTACATCGCGGTATCGACATCGAGGTCGTTGTGCATACAGTAGACGGTCCACAATGCAAGAAGTTGGTTCCGGCAGGAATCGAGGCCAAAATCGGTCGTGTCGTCCTTGACATAATCAATGAGGAACTGCCATTCGGATTTCTCATTCATCCAAATCACCTCCAATCTTGTAGGTCTTGCTCTGCTCCTTGCCGGTCCCTTTTCGGTATTCGGCAATCCAGACGGTCTTCCCGCTCCTGTAATGCCGGAAATGACCGCGAACAGTGAAGGAGCAGCTTGGGCTTGCGTGGTGGCCTTTGGGAGCCACAGAGAGCCGCTTTCCAGACGAGTGAAGGATGTAAGTGGTGCTGACAGGATTCCATCTTGTAGAGCGTTTGTGGCCAGTGTGAGCTTTCGGCTCGTTCTCCACTTCGGTGGCGGCGGGAGTTTCAGATGCTCCGTAGGCCATCAGAGCCATCAAGGAGCCGTACACGGTCAAAGCTCCATGTTCTGTTTCGGCAGGGTTGCAGTCAGCAGAGAGCGTACTCACTTTCTTCTTCCACAGGCCGTTGCCAAGCGGAGCGAAGACAACGTGTCCGAGCTTCCGGCTGGGGCTATCGAGGTAAAGTTTCAGCTTCTTGTCGAAGCGGAAACACTTGATGGAGATACCGCTCTCGACAATCTGGATTTTTACCTCTCGCAGAGGAACAGGCATCGAACGAACCAGTTCTTTGTGCTAATCCCTCCATGCGAGGAGCTTTTCGATGTCCGCTGCTGTGACAATGATTCTGTCCATCATCGTGCATCCCTCCCAACAAAGATACCGGCGTAGAGTTTTTCGCCGATTAGGTAGTGGTAGAACTCATGGCCTTTCGGAATAGCTTTCCGTGCGATTCCTGCCGGTCGCAGGACGAGCGGATGACCGGCAACGTGGATAACGTACTCACCGTTCGGGACGAGATCGGCCATCCATGTTTCGATAGGCGTTGCGGACGCAAGCCCCCGGCCAAAGCAGCAAATCGCGGTGGTCGGCTCCATGTTCATCGTGAACATGGAGAGCTGTTCGTAACTTCCCATAATCACACCCACGCTGGAACGACAGGCGATTCGGGCAAATTGAACAGCCAGTCGATCACTTCCTGCGGAACTTCTTCGGTCTGCCATGCGTGGCCATACTGGTAGCCGCAGACCGGGCAGGGCTTACCGAGGATGCCATCGGGGTGCTCATCGGGGTGGAGCCAGCCGAGGGTCTTCGTCTCGGTCGCGCCGGTCATTCCGGGATAGAGCGATTTCTTCGGCTCGTAGTACAGAGCTGCATCGCCGGAGATTTCGTGCGGAAGAGTGATGCTGTACGGCAGTTTTGCAACCTCGATCTGGTCATCGCTAAGAGCTGCGGTCATGCCATCGCAGAGCATCTTCCACGAGCTTTTCTTCATGGATTCCTGCCGCCGGAGGGTTTTGCTGTTCAGCCGATAGTGGTACAGAGTGACAGGCGTGACGGCCAGCTTGTCCCAGCCGAGCTCCTTCTGGTGCTTGCAGTACGGACGCATATCGTTCAAATGCCACTCGTCCCAGATGGAGCAGAACTTGTCGAGCATTTCCTGCGTCCATTCATCGCAGGGGCGGCCTTCGCGGATTTCATCAACGCACTGACCAGCACCGCCACGACAGCCGCCGCTGCGCAGAGGACCGATAACGCCGGTGATGCTGAGTCCGCCATTCTCAAACTGGATTTCGCAGAATGCCCGCGCAGTCGCTTCATTTCCTCTGCAGGTGTAGACCTTGCAGAAACACGGACTAACAACCTTTTTCATATCACTCTCTCCCCTTTCGTGCTTCTTCGGCAATCTTGTCGAGGTTGCGATCAAGCAGCTCGTTCATGTCCTCTATGCGTTGGAGAACCATACTGTGCACCATCTCGCGGATGGTTCGGTCGTTTATAGCTCTTGCCGAACAGTGAACGTGGAGAATAACATCTTTGAACGTAATGGAATCGAGCAAATCATCATCTTCGTCCAAGTCAATTCCAAGCTTAAACGGAGCGTAAGTTCCGTTCTTAACATCATTCAGCGCGTTGGCAAGCTCTTGAAGCATTTTCTTGATGGCCTCGGCATCATCAACCAGCTCGCGGACGGTGGAGGGACAGCCTTCCTCCCCGCGATGCTCGACCCACAGCTCAACGTGTTCGTCAGGGTCAAAGTCGCGGGCGTACTCAATAACGCCTTTGGGAAAGTCTGCGGTGTCAGTATAGAAAACAAAATCTTCGCCAGCAGGAGATGCCTGCTGGAGTTCAACGCCGGTGTCGTTCAGGTCGCCAAGGATGTTCCAGCCAAGGCTCTCGATAACGTCAATGTACTTCTGCTCAATCATGGTCTTCGTTCCTCTCACACGGATGCGCAGAACTCGCCGAGCTTGCGCCACAGGTTGAACGTGTTCATGGTCATACGGATGGTGCCGGACAAGCCCCGGCCGCAGGTCCACTCAAAGGACTGCCGGAATAGCCGGCCAGCAGCCTTCTTCTCGACCTCGGTGAAGTCGAGCTGCCAAGCGCGGCGACGGCGGCCGGTGTTCCATGTGCAGCCGTACCGAACCATGCAGATGAGGTCGTAAGGGATGCTCGCCCGCACTTCTTCAGGCGTAAGGGAAACGTACAGCTTTGCCATATCAAATTCCTCCTCAGTCTCCGATGCTCAAGTATTCGGAGTAAACGATGTCATCTTCCTCGCAGTAGTAATAGCTGCGGTCGCCGTAGGCTTCCTGATCGAGAAAGATGAAGACAAGCTTCTTGCCGCTCCGCGCGGCATCAATGGCGGTCGGGAGAGACTTGTACTTGTGCGTCTTCAGAAACTCAAGGAGAGCTTCTTTCGACGGAAGCACGGATTTCGTGGCGTTGTCGTCCATATCAATTCCTCCATTTTCAAAGTCCAAAATCATTTTTGCGGGTAACGAGGTTGTTGATTTTGGTAACTTTATCTTCGCACAGATGCCGACCGTTTGACAAGCAAATGGTCTATGATTTCACAGATTATTTTTCGCAGGGTCGAGCTTTTCCACTTCCCCGCTCTCTCGGTCGATGACAGCAACATCATAGCCGAGGGCATCAGCGTACTTGCAGAAACGCTCCACCTTGATGTCATCCATGCGCCGAAGCTGCTGGTTAATCTGGCGAGGATTCTCGTTCAGACTGGCAGCCACGGTTTTCTGCCGGAGTTTCTTTTTCTTCATACAGCGGCAGATGGTATCGGCGGCAACGCCCATGATCTCACCTCCCTTCTCAGGCGAACACAACATTGCCGAACAAGGCGTACTGGACAATCTCGTCGGCGGCGGTTCCATCAATCTCGCCGCAGTCAACAGAACCATCGGAGGCATCAACGACATCGCAGTTGCCACAGCCATTCTCCAGCCACAGCTTGAAGCCGGCGAGGAACTTGTCGAGGTCGAGCAGATAACAAGTCTTGTCTTCCTCAAACGGTTCATCGAGCCAGACAGCGAGCTTCCCGCCGCGAGAAATCTGCTCGCTGGCATACTCGCCGAGGTAATCGCCCTGCACGACGACGCGCCTGCACCAGTAGTTGATGCCGCCTTCGAGGGCAGACACCATGATGTCGTCGATGTCCTGCTGGGTCAGTGCTGCGCGAATCTGAACCAAAACTTCAAATTTCTTTTCAGACATTTCACTCTTTCCTTTCGATTTCAAAAAGCATTTCAGCTTTCGCTTAAACATTCGGGTCAAAAAGCAAGTTCTCATAACGGCCATTTAATCTATCGCGGTACTTCTCCTCCTAGACTCACAGCTTATTGATGCCGGTAACGCTCCTGCCGTGAGCGCGAGAATATCCATCCCACATCTGCCCACTGATTTCATAGGCATCAAGCTCGGTATTGGCCTTTTCAATCAGCTTCATGTACTCTTTTTCACCTAAGCGTTCTTTTACCAGCATCTTGAAAATCGCATTATGCGCATAGTTCAGCTGTTGATCTGCTGCCTTGCGGATAGCTTTCAGCTCACCGAGCTGTTCTTGTTTTTCGGCAAGGGCCTTTTTGGTTCGCAGCCACCAATCAGTTCTGCGCTTCTGTTCAGGAAAGGGCAGGAGCTTATGCTGAGCAAGCTGACGATTGAGGTCTGCAATCTCATGGCCAAGCCGTTCGATGTTCCGGTCGTAATAGCCGTTATCGTAGCCGAATTCATGTCCGCATTTAGGACATCTGAGCTGTTTCATTTTCGTTCTCCTCTCTCGTGATGATTCCGTGCGTCCACGGCCCAGTGTAGATGCCGATGCTTGGGAACAGCCGCAGCAGAATCTTCTTCATGGCATCGAGATAGATGCGGTACAAAGCATTCTGCGAGTTCAGGTCGAGATCGGAGTCGGTGTCTTTCTGAATCAGCTCGACAGCGGTGGACCATTCATTGTCCTCAACGGTAACGTAGAACAGCGGGCTTTCGAGAATCGCTCGCCGAGTCCTTGAAATATTCTCGTTCGTTTTGCTGAAATCAGGAAACCGATTCATGAAGTCATCGGAGAACGATCGCAGGTCATAATCTTCCTCATCGACGCTTTCGCACTCATCGTACTCCCAGCCCTTTTCTTCGGGAGAATCGGTGCCGAACCAGTAGCGGAGCTTGCGGTCATCCATGTCGTCATCGGCGGCATTGACCTTCCGGTAAACAGCCGTGTAGTCATTGTCGATGTAGAACACCCCTTCGTAGGGGCCAGTGGTGCAGACATTTCCACGTCCCATAGTCATTCCTCCTCGCGGTCTTTGAGCAAATAACTTTCGAGCAGGCGGTCGATGTACGAAACAGCGTCTCCAATGCAGCTTTCGATGTTGCTCATCATGTCGTTGATGGCAACAAGGTCATCTTTGTCGCTCAAGCCGTGGGAGGCGTTGGCTCTGTCCCACAAAGCATCGACAACAGGGTCGAGCTGGTTGCTCATTTCTGAGAGCTTTTTGGACATCTCGTTGAGCAGGTGTGCATCAGAATCAGAGAGAAGCGCGACATACTTGTCAGCCATATCCAACCTCCTCTCAGAAAACAGTGCAGATGATGAACAGGACGAGTGCGAGGTCCAGAGCCGCGATGCCGACGGTCTTGAGGGCCGAGATCAGGCGGGTGCGGTCTGCATCCTGCTGACGGCGGGCCGCACGGCGACGCTGCTGCTCGCGGCTGTCGAGGAGCCGGATGAAGCAAGCCTCATCGTTGGCGTTAAAGGTGGGCGCGTTATTGGTGTTCAACATACTTTTTTCCTCCAAAAATCTGTTGTTTGATAGATTGTAACTTTATTCTAGCTGGAATTTTCCAATTTGTCAACCGATTTTTCCAGCTATGTTGAAAATTTGCTGGAGCTTTCCAGTTTACCCGGGAACTTTTCGAGAATTACCCGGGAAGACCTTGGCGACAAGCTCCTGCATCGCGCCGCATCCACCAGCGATGTTCACGAGCTTCTTGTACTTCGAGATTTCTTCGAGGTACAGCTCACAGGCGGTGCGGTTCAGGCGGTAGAAGGTCGTCTTCTTGTGCTGGGAGTTGAAACCGCGCACGAGCTGGAAGTTCTTCCGGGTCTCGCTGTCGAGGTACGGCATGATGCGCTCATCAATGCGCCGCACAACCTTGAAGTTGCTGGTGCTGAACAGTTTGGCAATCTGCTTCGTGGTGATGCAGCCAGCAACAGGCTTGTCAACGCACCTGTCATCCTCGACATCACGCAGAAGCGGCGCAGAGGGCGCAGGAGCGGACTTTGCCGGTTCGGGCTGGAGTTTCCTTGTTGGATGCTCGGAGGCGCGTTCTGGGGCTTCTGCGGGCGGCTCAGGAGCACCATGCAGGAACATCATAACAGCCCAGCGGAAACCGGCGATGAATCCGCTCTCCTCATACTCCACGGCAAAATCCATTGCCTTTTCGAGCAGGGCGTTCTGGACGGTGTTGCTGCTCCGGGTCTCGTTCTCGACGTAATCGGCGAAGACATCGTAGTCACGGACTGCGGCGGCGGTGTGCCGTTCCTTGCAGTTCGTGGAATCAACGTAGTCGCAGAACATCCTGCTAATGGCCTGATCGCTGTACACAGGCAGCGTCATCGGGTTCTGGTTGGTCATAGGGCATCATCTCCTTACTGAATCTGGTCGTACCATGCAGTCAGGCCAGCCTTGGTCAGCTCCTGCTCTTTGGCAATGGCGGCAGCCTCAGACTGCGTGATGAGGCAAACGGTGCACAGTGGCTCGTCATCGAGGGGCGAAACGCCGGTCTGGTAGTAGACGGCATACAGTGCCATGTGAATCTCTCCTTTCAGCGGGACCATTTCGTGTTGTAGAAGCGGAATGCGTAAACCTTGCGGTAACGACGAATCTCAGCGTAGAAGCCATTGAACTCCTCAAGCTGTTCATCAGCATACCGTTTCATGTATGGCAGGTAGTTGCTCTCAAAGATGGTCTTGCCATCAAGAACGAGCGAATACGGCATTTTGTGGGCCATCAGACGTTCACCTCCCCAGGCACATTCAGGCAGATGTAGAAGCGGCCATCGAGGTCATCGACTTCCCAGAACCAGCCGCCGGTGTACTTGTCATCCACCATTTCCTTGTCCTTGCAGATGCCGTTCAGCATCGCTTCGTAGATGGTGGAGTCCCAGCCCTCAAACCGAGGGTCGCTGCCGAGGACGTTGAAGAAGCGACGGAACGCGGTCTGCCAGCGGCGGCAGTCGGTGATGAGGTCGGCGCAGACATAGCCGTTCGGCTTGCCGACAATGCAGATCAGGTCAACGTCCTGACGGTGTGGGTCGCGCTCGTAATGGTCGAAATCGACGTATTCTTTAACTTTCATCGTGAACCTCTTGATTTCTCCTGCCGGCCTTGTTAAAATTAAAAAGCGGACTAGGAGGGCAGGTCTCCTAGTCGCTTCCAGAGCTTAGGCTTTCATTCTTGCTGGGATGGGGAGCCTAGGCTCTTATTTTTTCTCCGGGGTTTTGGGTGCGGGGGTCTTGTCTTGTGCTATGTACTTCAGGCAGTCCAGAACATCGTCTGCCGTGTGGCCGTGGCTTTTCAGCCAGTCGGACAACCTATCCATTTCCTTTGCGCTCATGCTATCAGCTTCTTTCATTTTTCATACACCTCCTGCCTAGATGTTGAGCGGTCAAGCCGTTTTGGGCGGCCAGCGCGCTCTGTGCGGAATTGCCATGCAGTTACCTCCTCAGTGGATTTTTGGTGTTGTTTTGGTAACTTTATTATCGCACAAGTTCATTCATTTGACAAGCGAAAATCTACGATTTGACGTATTTTTTGCAAGAAAATGAGCGCACCTACCACACTCGGCGGGTGCGCTCTGTTCTTATTCTTCGCAGGTGTACTCGTCATTTTCCCTGCTGGACATACCGGCAAGGAAGACGCGGTGCTTGCCGTGCTGGTCGCGTACCCAGTCGCCGCCCATGAAGCTGAGAGTCTGCATCAAGCCCTGATAGCAAGCCTCGCTGGAAAGCCGCTGCTGATCGTTCAGCTTGGGGTTGTGCATCATCGCCCACTGGGTATCCATAGAGAGCGCGGTGGTGCTCAGGCCGTTGCGAATCTGCTCAACGTATGCTTTATTCATATTCGTTCCTCCGTTCAACGTGTCGTATGTAGTTACAGCTCGATGAAGCTCTCAAGCTCATCGGCGTACTCGTCGAAGTTCCACTTGCGGAACCACTCGATGTAGCCGTCGTACTCCTTCTTGAAATCGGGGTCGTTCTCGTAAGTACCATACTCGGCGATGTCGCCCAAGTCGCCGACGATCATGTTGGCGAACTCCATGTGACCAGCGAGAATCTGAGCGCGGACGTAAGCGTCGATGAGGTCGCCGATTTCCTTCCACTCAGGGGAGTAGATGGAAAATTCGTTGCGGCGGGCGAGCAGTTCGCGGTAAGTAGTCATAGCATTTTCCTCCATTTTCTTTCGTAGATGTGTTGTTTTTGTACTTATATCTTCGCACAGGTGGCGGGCTTTTGTCAACCGAAAAATCTACGTTTTTACAGATTTTTTTGCCAAATTGGTTGACCTCGTTACCTCCGGCGTTTATACTGAAGGCAAACAAAAAGGCAGCCATGCGGTCGCCAGAGAGGAGAATACTATGACAACGGAGCAGCTTATCAAGGTGGCACTCAGCTATGCCGGCATGACGCAGGCGGAGCTGGCAGACAAGATCGGGATGAACAAGTCAAACTTCAACGCCCGCATGAAGCGCGAATCGTTCAGCCGGATAGAGATGGAGCAGATTGCCAAGGCATTGGGGATGGAGTTCGTCTACACATTCAAGATGCCGGACGGCAAAACAATTTGACCCGATTGACCCAGTTCATTTGACCATATATAACTAATATACTTTTTCTCTTATTCTTTATGGTCACGGACGTTCCATTGGACTGTCCGCGTGACATTTGACCCTAAATGCGTAGAACTACGGATTTTTCCAACAGGAATCCATAGAAAATGCAACATTTTCGTCGGGTCAAATTTCGGGTCAAAAATTGCGTCCGAATTTTGTCCGCGTGACCGTCCCTGTGACCGTCCGCGTGACATTTGACCCAAAATCCTCGGAATTACAGATTTTTCGGCTGGTTCACTGCGTCCGCGTGACGTCACACGGACTGTCCAACGGACGCGGTTGACCAGCCGTTTTGAGCATCACGAAATCAAAACTGGAGGAACAAAATCATGGGGCAAACCAATATCAGGTACACCGATGAGAGCATCAACACGGCGTTCAGTGCCTTCTATGTCATCCCGGAATACCAGCGCGAGTACGTCTGGGAGAAAACGCAGGTCAAGCAGCTTATGGAGGACCTGCTGGATGCCTACACAAGCGACAAGAACAAGGCGTACTTCCTTGGCACGATCGTAACGTGCAGTGCCAATGGCGATTTCGAGTTGGTGGATGGACAGCAGCGGTTGACAACGTTCTTCATCATCCTCTGCATCGTGAAGAAGCTGTACGCGGAGTACGGCATCCCGACAGCATCCATCGACCAGCTCATCTGCGGAACGAGCCTCAATCAGTACGGCGTTCCTGTCACGCGGTATCGGCTGGAGCTTCAGCACCAGAACGTCACAAACTGCCTTGAGCTGATCGCAAAGGGCGAGCCTCGACCGAGCGATGTTTCAAAAACAGGGGGCCGCCTTTTCGATGCAGCGGAAGTCGTAGAGCAGTTCATGCGGGATAACTTCGCCGACATCACAGCATTCGGTCCGTTCGCGGCATTTCTGCTGTACAAGTCCAGCTTCGTGCGTATCGACACGCAGAACGTGGTGGACGCGCTGAAAATGTTCGAGACAATCAACGAGCGCGGCAAGAACCTCGACCCCATCGACCTGCTGAAGAATATGCTGTTCACAAACGTGCAGCCGAACCAGTTCGCCGCACTGAATACAGAATGGAAATCGGTAATCAACGAGCTGGAGAGGATTGATGAGAAGCCACTCCGCTTCCTGCGCTACTTCATCATGGCCAAGTACGACGTTTCAAAAGAGCCGAATGGCGTTCTGCGTGAAGACCGCATTTTCGCATGGCTCAAAGCAAACAAAAGCCAGTGTCCATACGCCTCCGCTCCGTTCAAATTTGTCCAAACAATGAAGGATTCTGCCACCTTCTATGCAAATTGCAAGAAGCCTGCAAATTCAGCCGGGGGGGGGGTACGAAGCCTAAAAAATATTCCCCTGCTGGCTGGCCTCTCCTACCGCCTGCATTTGATGCTTTTGCTGGCGGCCTCAAATATGGAGCCTGCCGTTCTTGACCGCTTCGAGGTGCTAGTGGAGTCCATCGTTTACTACACGGTCATCAACCATGTGACGACGAACGACATCGAGCGCATTTTCGTCAAGTGGTGCGGTCAGGTCCGGGGTATCAAAACAGCAGATGAGCTGGACACGTTCATCAGCACTGCGGTCATGCCGGAAGTCACGCGCTGGAAAACGGACAACGAGGCAAACTTCATGCGGCTGGGCCTGAACAGTATGCAGCAGTACCGCGTCAAGTTCATCATGGCAAAGCTCTCTGCCTATGTGAACGGCCTCCGCACAGGCAACGGCATGACGGATGAGCCGACCATCGAGGAGCTGGCGCGGCTGATTCCGTGGTCGTTCGAGATCGAGCACATCATGCCGCAGACCTGTGCGGACAAGGCGCAGTACGGTGTGGATGAGGACGAGTTCTCCATCATCGTAAACCGCCTTGGCAACCTCACGCTGCTGGAAAGCACCATCAACCGCTCGATTCACAATAGCACATATCAGGACAAATGCGTGGATTACAGGCAATCCACGGTGTACCTTACATCATCCCTGCCGGAGCTGGTGGACGTTGGCAAAAACAACGCCATCACTAAGGCCAACGAGAAGCTGAAGGCGTGGCCGGAATGGAACAAGACCTCCATCATGGAGCGTCAGTCCATGCTGTACAAGCTGAGCGAGGAAATCTGGATGAGTGATGCCATCTGGAATCCGAAGAAATCTGCATAAACAAAAAAGACCCCCTCCGGCCATATAGGTCAGAGGGGGTCGTGCTATGTCAGGGGCAAAACGATTTTGTTGAGGTCAACAAAATGGTGGCATCAACAAATCATCAGAAGCCGTTATGCTTCATGCGGTCGTAGGTCTTATCGGCCTCCATCGCGGCCTGAGTGAAGCTGTTGTTGTACCACCAGTTGATGAGGGCGGTGACAGTGGTGATGCCGGTGGTCACCAATTGTTCCACGGTGGAGCTCTCGATGGGCAGCGGGGACTTGCCGAATGCGCTGAGAATCTGGTTTGCCAGAGCCAGCAGCAGTGCGGCAGTGCGAGCGATGGTGGCGGCGGTAATCTTGTTGGTGTACTTCATGGTATTATTCCTTTCTCAAATCAGTTGTCGTGAATAGGCAGGGCCTTGGCTCGGTTAAAAAGTTCCGTCCCGGTCCCATTTCCGCCTAAAGCGTGGTAGCTTCGGTAGAGGTATTCGAGGTTTTTCAGGCCAGCCATGTCGATATACCCCTGCTGGATATAATGCTGGCAAGCCTGATAAATGCGGTCGTGCAGAATCGCCAGTACGCCGTCGAGCAGAGCTTTGTACTTGATGGCCACCGCGATGACAGCAGTACCGAGAAGCCCAAACGCCCACTCAGCCCAATACTGGATGATGAAATCCCACATCGGTATCACCTCCCCTCTCACAGATACTTGCTTGCGCCAGACAGTGCGGTCCAGCTCTTAGGACCGCAGATGCCATCGGGCACGAGGCCGTGCTTCTGCTGGGCGAGCATCAGAGCCTTGGTCGTACCAGAGCCAAAGATGCCGTCAGCGTTGACCTTCAGGAGCTTCTGGAGCATGATGGTCGCGCTGCGATTTGCAGCTCCAGAACACCCCTGTTCGATGGTCGGGAGAATGAATGCGTTGTAGCTGGTACTGGGGTACTGTCCGGGCGTGGTGCAGAGCCATGTGGCCTTGCCGCCCCGCGTGTCGGTGTGTACGAATGCTCCCCTGCTGTGCCAGTAGATACCGATGCCGCCAAACCCGGCTTTCTGGGCCAGAATGCCAAGACAGACAGGGTTGACGGAGCGGTCTTCAGTTCTCCAGTCGGCAGCGATGCCGTACAGATGACGGCTCTGCTTGCTGCCGCCGACTTTCTTGCTGGCGTTGTGGCTGACGCAGCGGTAGCCGCTGGTGATACGGATTTTCTTGCCGAGCTTGTCCCGGATGCCCTGAATCTTATCGGCAAGCTCCTGCTCGATCATCTGCGAGTTGCATCCGCAAGGGCAAGCAAACTCGCTGCGTGTGAAGTTCTCGGTCAGGGCGGTCTTATCGCCGCTCTTGAATGTGACAATACTCACCTTGAGCCTCCTGTATCTGGCTCACCGCAGAGCGAACGGCGGGCTTTCTTCGGATTCGGCCAAACGCTCTGCTTCGTCCATGATGGCATCGGTCACATCATCCTTGCCGCGCTCATACGACTTCCAGATGAGGTGATTATGGAGGTTCAGCACCTTCTCCTCGTTCTCCTTGGTGCGCTGGAGGCCGAGGATGCCGTAGGCTGCCATTTCGAGCAGGTCGTGGCTGTAATACTCGCCCTTACGCATCGGCTTTGAGAAGGGCTTTAACGGCGGCCTGATAACGCTCAGGCACGTCGTCAATCGTAATCTTGTGCATCCTGATCTGCATAGCATAGAACTTAGCCATTGAAAATCACCTCCGCAAGCTCCAAAAAAGCGTTCTCCAGCGTGTCCACGCGCTCGGTGAGGGTCGGCTCATCATTGCGCTTGGCATCGTCGTCTTCGGCCTCCTGCTGGGTCTTGCCGCTGGCAATGTCCCACCAGTAATCGAACTTGGCAGTCACCTCATCGGCAGTCACTTCACCGCGATAGCGGTACTGCATCTCCTCGCAGGAGAACGCAGTGGACTCCTGCTCGACGGAGTTGCCGTCGTCATCGGTGACGGTGTTGGTCAGGGTGCATTCCTTGATGTCACGGCGCAGAATGATGTCCGTGCCAGTGCTGACAGGATGCACTTCAACAGCCAGAGGCTGCAACGAGTAGAATTCTTTGCTCATTTTTCACATACTCCTTTCGACCATGTGTACTAACGCTCTGACGAGCGAGCTTCAATAACGGATAAAAGCGATATGCTACGGCGAACTTCACACTATCGGAGAACTTCACCCAGCCCTTGTAGGCCGTGATGCGGCAAGCTCTCCACCACGGCAGATAGCCAAGCCGCTTGATGTCATTCCATGCTCGCAGGACTTGCTTGCGGATGCGCAGGAAAATGCGACCTCGGATGATGGTGTAGGTTCTGCGAATAACAAAGCCCATCATGTCAACTCCCTCGGTACGCCGGTGGCTGCCAGCGGCTCTCTCGCAGTGAACAGCTTTCTCCTCCTCGAACGTGTCAGGCCGGTAAATCTGCCACGCAGGTTTGATGTTGATGCCGAGGTGGTCCTTAGCCCACTTGGTCGATTTTCGTATGACCTTGACGAGCTGCGAATAGAATCCGAACAAAGAAAAATCGTCCGCATAGCAGACGATTGCTTTGACGTATGCAGTTCGCACTCCACGGCGGCATTGAGCAAGGCTCATTGCGTACCGCAGGACATAGGACATGACGTAGTTGAACAGCCATGTGGAGAGGTAGCTGCCAATGCACAAGTGACCACCGGGGTAATTATCCATCAATGCGCCAACGAACCAGAGCAAGGGCTTATTCTTGCGGATGTCTCGGTGGAGCAGATTCATGGAACACTCGACGGTGACGGACGGATATGCTTTCCTGACATCGCCTTTCGCCACGGTGATTTTGCATTTCAGCTTGATGCGGAGAATACGTTCGATTTTCCGTTTGCCGAGGACTTGGCCGCGTCCGGGGATACTGCCGTATTGAACCGGGAGCAGTTTGGCGCGGAACAGGGGCATCAACGCTTCAACAGCGATGTACTCCAAGACCTGCTGCTTCGGGCTTTCTTGGCAGATGTCACGGAGCTTCTGCGTCAGGCCGTCAACGCGCTGAAAACAGCGGATGGGCTTCAGACTGAGGTTTCGCTCGTTGATGCAGGATGTGAGGTAGTCGTTGTAGGCGGCGATGGCCGCATTGGTTTTAGGCCGGTCATTGTGCTTGTCCAGCCGCTCAAAAGCAATCTCGCTTTTCTTTATCAGGCCAGTATGAATCAGTTCGCGCTGGAAGTCGTTCCGTTTCAACTTGCCCTTGAATGCTTTAACGGTAGCAGGAAGATTGAATGCTGCGGAGTCGATGTTCACCTCCGCTGGTTTGCATCTCGTGATCGTACTTTGCTACCTTCTTTCTGTATATCATCTGGTTACTATCGGTGGTCTTCCCTTTCAGTACCAACCTCCGCCGGTTTCAAGCAATTTTCGCACATAAGCGAGGATGCTGTGGTGCAATGATTTTCGGATATACATTCAGCTCGTAACCAGTTGCGCCAAGAGAGCCGTTCCAGTTCGCGTTCCCGACCGAATTGTTCGAGTTGCGGCAAGCTACACCGTCATTGCCACCGTCGTTGAGGTTGCCGAAGCACCACCCAGCACGGAGACCAGAGGTGGACGGTTCGCAGTTGAAGCCGGCCTTCTTAATCACCACAGTACCCTTTTCGTTTCTTGTACAAAAAACGATGAGGGGCTTGCTGCCCCTCTTGTCCATGGGACAATTCACCC